ATGAAGTTAACAGCCCGCCAGATCAGTACTGCGAAACCAACCGATAAACCCTATAAGCTATCTGATGGCGGTGGCTTATACCTGCTGGTTAACCCGAGCGGTTCCAGATACTGGCGCATGAAGTACCGTTATGCAGGTAAAGAAAAACTGCTTTCCATCGGTGTTTATCCCGATGTAACGCTTGCTGAAGCCCGAGATAAGCGAAGTGAAGCTAAGCGTTTGCTTGCAGCTGGAGATGATCCATCTGAAGTTAAACAGTCTGCCAGAGAAGCCAAAATCCTCGCTGTAAATAACAGCTTTGAATTGATTGCGCTCGAATGGCATGAGCATAAGAGGCCTAACTGGTCCTCCGGGTACGCTGAGGACATTCTTGAATATTTGCGAAAGGATATCTTCCCCTATATTGGTAGAAGGGCCATTACCGAAATCAAGCCCATGGATATGCTGTCAGTGTTGCGCAAAATGGAAGAACGAGGGGTGCTGGATAAGCTCAAGAAAACTCGCCAGGCATGTCGACAGATATTCACTTATGCGATCATTACCGGCAGGGCAGAGGTTAACCCTGTAACAGATCTGGCTGGCGCACTAAAATCACCTAAGCAAACACACTTCCCACACCTACTCCCCGCCGAACTTGGTCCATTTATCCACGCAGTGAATGCCTACAGTGGTAGTCAAGTGACACGCATTGCGACATTGCTGCTTATGTATACCAGTGTCAGGACAATTGAACTCCGGGCCTCAGAATGGGCTGAGTTCGATTTAAAGGGTGATCTATGGCAGATCCCCAAGGAACGTATGAAGATGCGCCGGCCACACCTTGTACCGCTTTCTAAGCAGGTTAAATCGCTTCTTTTAGAGCTGAAATCGATAACTGGTTGGGGGAAATATGTTTTCCCCGGGCGTAACGATGCACACAAGCCAATGAGTGAGGCCAGCATAAACCAGGTTATAAAGCGCATAGGTTATGGTGGGAAGGCAACAGGGCATGGGTTCAGGCACACAATGAGCACTGTGCTACACGAGAAAGGCTTCAATTCTGCATGGATTGAGACGCAACTGGCGCATGCTGACCGGAATACCATTCGCGGCACTTACAACCATGCTCAGTACCTTGATGGGCGGCGTGAGATGCTCCAGTGGTATGCGGACTACCTGGATGAGTTGGCTGGAAAAATGGTGGGTTAACCTGTTTTCTTCATGTATGAGGAAGGGTAGTTGTTCCACTTGTTCCAGTTGTTCCATATGTATATTTTGTGGTTAACTCGTTGTTTTTATTTATATGCATGCTTTTAAACTGGAACAACTCTGGAACAACTATCTGCTATTTTGGAACAACTGCATGAATGTGATTTTGTGTCATAGTTGTCAGTGTACTGGTTATGCATACAGTTATATCTAGACATGTTTGCTTCAGTAGAAGATACTTGTATGAATCGAGTGCGTGGTTTTTGCTAAAAATAGCTTTGGCGTTTGGTAATTCATGTTAAGCAGGAGTTAAGTATGTTTAAGCTTCCGAAGGATGCTAATGAGTTAAACGAACAATTGAATAGTATTGCTGATGATATGGAAACATGTAATGAAGGGTTCAGAAAAATTCGAGAGCTTGATGTTACTATTCAAGAGATAACCAATAGGGTAGATGTAAAACAATACGACGAAGTTACTAAAGATTTTCATTTAATTCAGTATTACATTTCTTTTCAAAGACGGCGTAAAATAATTGATAGTCTAGAGTATATCAATGAAATGATGTGTGAAACCCATGAGCAGTATCTATTAGGAGGTAATGATGAGATAAGCATAGAAGAATTCGAGGTTTATAAAAAAGGACAGATTGAGCTTGAGCAATATGAGTTAAAAGATGACATTTACAGGATTCTTACTGGAGATAATATTGATATCCGGAAAGAAGACCTTAAGTATGCTGATGCTTGGCATCTGTCTCTACCTGTGCGTACGATTGATATGAAAAATATTGCATTTGAAAATCGACGCTGTGGTTTTATTGGGGGGATGGATGAGAAAGAATATAATGATGTTATTTGTAAAGTGTGGAGTGATAGTCCAACTGGCGAAGATATAGCAAAATTAAGAACTATTCCAGATGGCTATGGCTGGCCTGCAAAAGGATTGAGTCAACACATTTGGGCTGAAGTAGATCTTAACACACCTGATGACATTCTTTTTGAGTCGTTTAAAAACTGGGTCAAAGCGGCAAGAGAATTGCCTGTGTTTACTGATTTATCGGTCCCATATCATTTGATGTCAACAAAGGTAATTAAACCGAGCCATATTAAAAAATGGCGAGCCTTGCGCATATTGGCATATTTGGATTTGAAAATTTTGTCTATGCTAACTAACTTTCCAATAACCTTAAAACAATATGGGGATATATTGTTTTTTGAAGATTTTGATGTGGATACTACTGAGAAAGTTAGAAAAACCCTTATCCCTCTTGCAAATGATGTCCTCGACTATGGTTATCTTGATTGCATGTTAAAAAAAGTTTTAGCGGAAAATTAATTTTTAGGTTTTCTTCCGGAAAAAATCAGAATTAAAATCCTTCCGGAAGAAAATTTTTTTGTTGTTATGCCTTCTTAATCTCTTTTGAATCTAACAAAATCCATGTTGTTATCTCAAAGACTACTTCAGTCTATATGTGTCGAAAGAGGAATAGCATGGCCCAAAACCTAATTCGTTTACAAGAAGTACGGCGCCGTACCGGCTACAGTAAAGCATGGATCTACCGCCTTATGAGTGAGGGGAAATTCCCGAGCTCTGTCAAAATTGGCTCTCGTGCCATTGCCTTCGTCGAAAGTGAAGTTGATGACTGGATTAACCAGCGCATCGAAGAATCACGCAAGGAGGTCGCCTGAATAAGAACCCCCTATGTGCATTTGTTGCGTGTCGTTGCATTCACATCTGATTAAGATCTGGTTGTCGCGACAGTCATCAAACTAATTAACAACAGGTAAACAACCATGAATAAATTAAGTGCCCTCTCCGGGCAGGGACTCGCTCACTCTGAAATCGGTCAGAGCGTTAATTGTCGCGAGCTGAAGTTTCATGACCAGGTGGTTATTCCGCATGACAATGGCGACGGGAAAATCTGGTTCACTGCTGACACTCTGGCCGGACTCTTGGGGTATGCAGATAAAGACAAGGTGCTGAATCTTTTTTACCGCCATGAAGACGAGTTCAGCCCATCAATGACGACCGTCGCCAAAGTGAGGGTGAACGGGATAAACAATAGCTTACGTGAAATTGATACCCGTCTTTTCTCACCGCGTGGTGCCCACCTCATCGGCATGTTTGCCCGCACGAAAGTAGCGAAAGAGCTTCGCGTGTGGTTGCTGGATTTAGTAGAGAAGGAGGGGGCAGCGCCTCAGATTGGGGTCCACCACACCATTGAGCAGATGCGAAATATTGTTGCGGCAGCCTGGAAGGCTTCAGACGAGGATTCTTCCGATGCCGGCCGACGTCTTCGTAAGCGCCAGGATGATTTGCCGGAACTGGTTAAGGCGCAAAAGCTGGTAGATGAAATTGGTCAGATTCCATTCGAGTTGATTGGTGGCGGGAAAGTCGAGGTATCAGTATGAGCGACTTTACTGGCAGCATACCCCGTGCGCACAAAGAAAAAGGCAACGCTGCGAACGTTGCCTTTGGGAACCAGATCGATCACTGGTCGGGGTTGTCTTTCGATTTTTTGCGCTGCCGACGCTCTAACCCTTCATGCACGATGTCGACTATGGCTCGAATGTCGGTTCCGGCTCTCTCACCGATTTCTTCGATCTTGGCGAGCGTCTCAAGTGCCCTGTTTAGCTCGAGCTGTAAGCTTTCAGTACCAGCTGCTGTCGCTTGCCGCCGGGCTACCTCGCCGCGCATCGCAGTAACGATGAATCCAGCGTTGCTTTCATCCGGCCTTTTTAATGCTTCCATGCTATCGATTACATCGTGCGGGATGCGTATAGATATCTGTTTTGACTTGTCGTTAACGGTATTTTTGACCATGAGTGTATACCTGATGATTTGGTGTGATTCAGTATACACAAAAAATGAATCACAAAAAGGCTTGACATGTGATTCACTAAAAACTAATTTAAATCACACATCATTGTTATGGTGTGATTCACAAAGACAACGCCTCGGAGTGCTTGGAACCACTACCGAGGCGTCTAACCACAACGTTAATCGGAGTAACATTATGGCATGTTCACATGATACCCAAACTCGCCCGGAATTTACATACCTGTTCCTGGGCACTCCGTCAGATAAACCTGACTCTACCCCGGTCGTTTTGCGTGCTGAAGCCAACACCGAGCAGCAGGCCCGCTCTCATTTCCTGAACTGGAATCTCGTATTTGCCGCGCAGATCCGCACTAAAGCCCCGTGTCGTCTTCAGTTGATTGATGGTGACGAGCATTTCACCTTGATTTACGAGCAACGCTTCGATGTTTGCACCTCAAGTATTCAGGAGGTTGCACATGTCTGACATTCTTAAATTGATCGGTCAGCACGTTCATATGGACCCGCAGGGCAGAAATTACGTTGGTCTGTGCCCGTTCCATAGCGAGAAAACGCCGTCTTTCACTGTTGATCCTTCGGCGCAGACGTTCTGCTGTCTGGGTTGTGGTATTCAGGGAGAGCCGGAGAACGTCGCTATTTATAGCGGTGAACAGGGCGGCATTGTCATTTACCCGTGGTCGGAACGTTTTGCCCTGGCAAACCATATTGAGGGGCTGGCATATGAAATGTTCCCTGCGAATAAAGCAGCTGAAATGGCTGCGGCAATTTACCGGAGCATGATCGACATCAGTTCTGTAACAGGCATCGATATGTCCGTAGAGGGGCTTAAAGGCATGGCGCTTCTTCACGACAGCTTTATTGAAACGCTCAAAACAGAAGGCATTCCGGCAGCACCAGTGGCTCACTGAGGGACAGATGATGAAGAACGCACCGAACCTGAACAAACTGCCGTCAGATCCGTTTACCGAGGCAATTATCTTTGCCGGGGAAAAGGCATGGACCTTCGCTGAGGACTGGCAGCGCCACAATACAATCGGCGACACTATCCCGCCGGTTTATCTCGGTAAAAAGCAGCTCGATGAACTGCACAATCTGAACATCGTTGACGCCGATCGGCGTTATGTCCGGGTCTACCGGGCCGGGGCATTATCCGAAAAGCACCTTAGCCTTATCGCCACGAAGCTTGCTCTTGCCGGCGTGCAGGAGGCCCGTTTTTATTCCGAAAGCCAGGAGGTGCTGGAGGACTGGACGGCGCGACTGCCTTCACTAAAGGCAGATGCTGAGGAGGGGAATAGCGTGGTGGTCTCTCTGCCCGTCAAAGGGAAAAAACACCAGGTTGTGACCGATGATGATCTGAAACCCCGGATTGAAAGTCGAGACGACGGGGTGTACTGGGTAATGCCAAAAGTGGACAAGGAAAGCGGCGGGGTGACTCTCAATGAAAGCTGGTTATGTTCACCGCTGGACGTTATGAGCATCGGTTCTGATGGTAAGGATCGCTATCTGATCCTGCGCTGGCAGCCTGAGGGGGAAGATGTACCGATGATCCGCGCCATCCCACAGGCAGATGTTGGCGAGCGGGAAGGGTGGCGCGCCCTGAAGGGCGGCGGTGTAAACGTCACCACCAAAAGCAACCTGCGGGCCACCCTGGCAGACTGGATGCAGAGAAGCGGTAGCGGGAAGCTATGGCGCGTCGCTCACGCCACTGGCTGGCAGTGCGGAGCGTACATTATGCCTGATGGGGAGATTATCGGAAAACCTGAACACCCGGTGCTTTTCAATGGACGCAGTTCTGCCGCTGCTGGGTACACGATGAAGGGGGGCGTTGAAAGCTGGCGTAACAGCGTGGCGCACCTCGCTAACGGTAACTACTCCATGATGACTGCCATGGCGGCATCGCTGGCTGCACCTCTTATTGGCCTTACTGGTGCCGATGGTTTCGGCATTCACTTTTACGAGCAGTCAAGCGCCGGGAAAACCACCACAGCAAACGTGGCTTCCAGCCTATATGGCAACCCGGACATGCTACGCCTGACCTGGTACGGAACGGCGCTAGGGCTGGCGAACGAGGCGGCGGCGCACAATGACGCACTAATGCCTCTGGATGAAATCGGGCAGGGTGCTGACCCCGTAGAAGTGTGGAAGTCAGCCTACGCACTGTTCAACGGTACCGGAAAGTTGCAGGGTGCTAAAGAAGGGGGGAACCGTGAACTGAAGCGCTGGCGAACCGTTGCCATCAGCACCGGTGAAGTTGATATGGAGACATTTGTCGCCGGTGCCGGGCGTAAGGCCAAGGCCGGGCAACTGGTACGACTGCTAAATATTCCAATGAGCAGGGCAGTGCGGTTCCATGATTACGAAAACGGCAAGCAGCATGCCGATGCACTGAAAGACGCGTATCAGAATAATCATGGTGTCGCCGGGCGGGAGTGGATCCGCTGGCTTGCCGAGCATCGTGATGAAGCTGTGGCAGCGGTTCGTTCAGCCGAGGAACGCTGGCGCTGTCTTATCCCGGCAGACTATGGCGAGCAGGTCCATCGTGTAGGTTCCCGGTTTGCCATTCTGGAGGCAGCCCTGTTACTGGGGAGGAGGATTACAGGCTGGGATGAGCAGACCTGTCGCGATGCCCTGCAGCACAGCTATAACGCCTGGGTTGGTGTGTTTGGTACTGGCAACAAAGAAATCGAGCAGATTATTGAACAGGCGGTGCAGTTCCTGAGCGCTTTTGGTATGCGACGGTTCGCCCCCTTACCTTATGACGAGCAAAGCCTGCCAATCAGCGAGCTGGCGGGGTACCGGAATAAGGGCAATCGCGTGGATGATCCCCTGTTGTTCTATGTGTTACCCGGCGTGTTTAAGTCGGAGGTGGCGAAGGGGTTCGACAGCGGCCAATTTGCCCGCACGCTGTGTGAGGCCGGGATACTGAAGAAGTCGCCGAGCGATAAAGGTTATCAGACGCTAACACCGCGCCTCAGGCATCTGGGAAACATCCGTATGCGTTCTTATTTACTGGTTCAGCTGGATGAAGGTGAGGAGACAATAAAATGACAGCACATATTGCAGCACACGGTCGGCTCGTAGTCGAAGTGCAGAGTAAAACCATCAGCAACGGCAACAGCATGGCATTTACCCGACTGGCGGTGGCGCTTCCTTGCCGGGCTGCGGAGAGCGGTGAACTGACATTCTGGCTGGCGGTGACGGCGTTTGGCAAGCAAGCCGATTACCTACTGAAGCACCAGAAAGGTGACCTGATAAGCGTATCGGGCAATATGCAGGCCAGTCAGTGGAAAGGGAATAACGGTGACCTGCAGACGGGCTATCAGGTGGTGGCTGATTCTGTGATTAGTGCGAAAACTGTACGCCCGGGAGGCAGGAAGAAAAACACCGCCGGGCAACCTGCGCCGGGCGATGATTTTTCGGATGATGTGCCTTTCTGATAACCGGAGGGCGGGGTTACCCGCCCGCATACAGGGTGTGCAAATGAACAACGAAATTAAAGAACGGATCCTCAGTCTCAAGCGTAGCGGCAGGGGGTATAAAACCATCTCACGTGAAACGGGCGTCAATATCAATACGGTGAAAAGTATCTGCCGCCGTTCAGGCCTGTTTCGTGACAACCCTGAACACTGGGTGCTCTTCACTATACCGGAGCCGAAGTACAGCACTGAACTGGCGACGGTAAAACCGTTACCGCCGCAGCGGGTTATTACCGGGCACAAACAGACCGATGCTTATCTCTGGGTGCTGGAGGTTATCAAAACCGGTGAGCCCGCCCATATTGCAGCAGCAGAGGCAGCACTGAAGAAACTGACCATCACCCCGAAGGAAGCACAGGAACGATATACACGATATCTGCAGCAGAACGGCGCGGGCTGGACTGCTGCGCTTTCTACAATGTGGCTTGATAATCCGCAGCACTTTATCAGTAAAGCGAGATTGCAGCGGGAGAAAGCCGCTAAGGTTCGTGGTGCCTTCGGCAGTCATGAGGCCGTTTTTGAGCCAGTTCCGGCTGAATGCCTGATTGAGTCCAGGTATGGATCTTATCGGGAGATTTACTGCGATTACCTGCAGGAAGGCGACGGGGAGTTTATTTACACGGATGTTCTGCCTGCGCCTTATACCCTCAGCGATGTAGTTCGGGAATATCAGTACTGGGACTGGTTGTCGCAGATGCGGGTGGCGGCCCACAGAGAGTTATACCCTGAAGACAATCTATGGGAAAACTCACATCTCTGGCACAGGGAAAACTGGCTGGAGAAACAGTTGGAAACTATCAGACCGGTTAGCCGCGGGGAGGCGCTGGACGTACTTAAATGGTATCTGGAGAGTGAAAATTTTGCGGATATGGGCAGGCGTCAGGACGGCGTATATCTGAACCTGATTGGCTCTCATCAGGGGGATTAGTTGTATTGCATTTATTGCATCAAAATGGATGTATATTGCAATAAGTGAGATAATAAATGCATCCCACTTCCGGAGGCAATTATTGTGAAGCTTGAATCTGCGCTCAAACATTTCAGCCCTCAGGGGATGCACATCAGCGACAGTGTGAAAGGCACTTCTCCGGATCGTATCACCGGCACAGATGTTATGGCCGCGATTGGAACGACCAGCAGCCGGGCGCGATTTGGTCTGGCTGCTTTTTTCGGTAAGGTTGGGATCAGCAAAACGGATGAACAGCTTGCGGTTCAGGCTCTGGCGCGTCATGCGATGGATACGGCACCGAAAAATGTGCGTAAAGCCGCAGGTGTAGAATTTGGATGGTGCATGCAGGTACTGGCGCAATTTGCGTTTGCCGAATATTCACGCTCAGCAGCGACCAGCGTGGCGTGTCAAAGCTGCAGCGGTACCGGGCGAACAACCCGCGAGCAGATTACCCGCAAAGTTTCTTACCCATGGGGTAGAGCACCATATTGGGCTAACCGCTCTCGTGCCGTTCGTCCGTCTGACTGGGAGTATTGGACTGAGGTAGCAGAGGTTGTACCGGTTATCTGTGATACTTGCGAAGGCAAGGGAACAATCAGCGCCCGCTGTCGGTGTGGTGGCAAAGGAGAGGTGCTCGACCGCAAAGCGACCAAAGACCGCGGCGCACCGGTTTTCAAAACGTGTGAACGTTGCTCTGGAAATGGTTTCTCGTCTGTACCCTCAACCGCTGCGCACAAAGCGATTCTAAGGCGTCTTCCGGATCTGCATGTCAGGACATGGACCCGTAACTGGAAGCCCTTTCTTGAGTTGCTGGTGGGCATTTGTCACCTGGAAGAAGGGAAGGCTGACAGAGAATTTCAGGCTGCGACATCTTTTTGTGAAGATAGCAACATAATTTAGAATTTTGTCAGCAAAAGACTTGCTTTTGTCCGAAGTTGTCGTGTAATCTTCAAATCGTGGGATATAACGCCTGCATGAAATCAAACCCGCCTTCGAGCGGGTTTTTTATTGTCTGACGATTCTGCGCGGCCTCCCAGGCTGTCTGGTTTCACGATATGCAGAAAGGGCCTTATTTTGGCAGGCGGTAAAGCCGATATCCCAGTAATAATGTAATTAATTGATTAATCAGGTAACCGGTTGTTAGCAAAGGGTTGCCATGAATATTTCCCGTTTCCATTATCCCTCCCGCGCCGACTTAGCTCAGTAGGTAGAGCAACTGACTTGTAATCAGTAGGTCACCAGTTCGATTCCGGTAGTCGGCACCAAAGTTCAGCAACAGGAAAGCGCACTGACAAAGGTTGCGTGGGGTAGCCTCACTCTGGCTGGAGTGCGGTCAGTGTGCTTCCCTGTTGTGATGAATCCCCCTGTGCGGAGGGGCAAACCAGCGAACCCTGTATGTAGTAAAATCGTCGATTGCGAGTCATGGCTGCTGACCAACGGCTCACGGGGAGGCACCCCGCATCACAACAGCTTTAAGGCCCTTTAGCTCAGCGGTCAGAGCGTGCGACTCATAATCGCCCGGTCGCTGGTTCAAATCCAGCAAGGGCCACCATGCGTTGTTAGCTCAGATGGACAGAGTATTGCTTTCCGAAGGCAAGGGTCACTGGTTCGACTCCAGTACAGCGCACCAATGCGGTCATCGTATAATGGCGATTACCTCAGCCTTCCAAGCTGAAGATGCGGGTTCGATTCCCGCTGACCGCTCCATTTTTGCCTTCCTGTCTGCGATGAAGGGTTAACCCGGAGTGACGGGAGGGCGAACAGTAAAGCACGCTGGTAAACCCGTTTCTTCAGGGACGATACGTTGGGTAGTGTGCTTTACTGTTGCGGTGAATCTCGCCAGTGCGGGGCGTAGTGGTTATCGGATATTGATGTAGGGGCGCGGATCGTTGCTAACCACTCGACGATTCACCGGAGATCTTCCGGCACCGCAACGCCTGCTGTTTAACTTGTAATGTCTCCATCCCGTTTTGATAGTCACTCTGAGTATTTCCAATAAAATATCAGGAGAATCAAATGACTAAAACATATACAACATGGCGTGAAGATATAACTCAAGTATACGACCAGTCCTGTGGAAACAGGGTAGAGAGTGTAGAGGATGCCAATAAAATGGTTGGCGCTGGATTTGTCATGGATGCAACGGGTTATTCACTGGAGTTGAATCATTCCAAAGAAACCGTCTGGCCGGCACAACCTGATGATCCTGACGAGTTGGCGGACACGCTGACGGAGTTCGCTGTTCTTTCAGGAGCGTTCATTCTGAACTTATCAACACCTCTCTTCATGGGGTTTGAACGTCCTTACACACTGACGCTACAGCGTGATGGTGTGATGAACGTAAACTCTAATAGCATGGTAAGCACTGAGTCAAAAGCAGGAACAAATGGCTCCGTTCGGGTTGATATGTATGATAATTCGAGATTGCAACTCGATTGCACTATCTTCAGTTGGGATGGTGATTTTTCTATTAACGACAATGCTGTAATGGCGGTTTCTGCCAGGAGTGTTGATCCTTACGACCACCTGACTGAGTTGCACGGCACATCTACATTAAATTTGGCAGCGGACCAAATCTCTGCAGGGGCTGAACCATGGAGAGTTTCTCTCTTTGAAGGGGCACCAAAGTTAAATATTATGGCTCGTTCTGCTGGTGGTGATCCATTGCAGAGCACGGACGCAGAAGCAGCATACCCTAAAGCGATTATTGATTTCGCTTCCTCCACCAGGGGAACTGTTGTTCTGGATACACCAGAAGCCCACGCATTCACTATGGGGCTTCTGAATGAGAGAGGGACCTTCTCTGTGGATGGTAGGGTAATAAACATTCAGGGTAACGGCGCATTTAACGTTACATACAACTCAAGCGTACAGCGGGATGGTTTTACGACAGGAACCATCACGATAACTAAAGTGCGATAACGTCAGATAACTGAACTGACGCTTCATTATCAGGCCCATGCTTACGCGTGGGCTTTTTTTTAAGGAGAAATGACAGAAATTGTCCGCCATCACTGATTGAGTAATTTTTCCTGGTCAGAGCGGATGTTGTACTCTTCTCTCATTTTCAGAATTGACATTACCTTGAGTTTGTAAAGTCTGCAAAAGACTCCCTCTGCATCATCCAGCATCTGGAAAATTTCCTCGTAACTTTTTCCTGCTGTTTCAAAGTGGCCTGATGTGACCAGGGCAATAACCAGGTCATGGGCTGCTTCTGCGGGGCTTCTGTTGTCAGGTAAAACATGCAAAGCCATGCAGACCTCCTTTTATCTCGATTAATTCGCATATAGAGGTGGCTTAAGACCCAAATCGATGCATAGCAAACTGCAGGGTTGCTCAGGGGCCAGTCACCACCAACGACAGGTTAAAGGCTGCATCCTTCAGTCTTTGATTTTCTGCATCAGCAGGTGAACGGCAATCCCAAGCCCGTAGAAAAATGCAGTCATGAGTATTATCTCCGGCAGGTTTATCATGAGCCATCACCTCTGTTGGTTTGATATGTAAATTATCAACATCCGACACAGTAACTACGGGTGATAATGCAAGTACAGAGTCTTTACATAAAATCAGTTCCAGCGGCTGCGCTTATGCGCGGCCTTTTTCTTATCTGGTAGGGATCCACATGAAAAAGAAGTTCCTGGCTGCCGCTGCGCTGGTGGCTATTGCTGCATTAATGGCGGCCTGTTCTGCAGTCTCTTTCACTCGGGCTACGGGTAAAAGCGGTCAGAGCCTCACCAACGCAGAGGTTCAGCCAAACAACACCGTCGTGCTGACGTATCCGAACGGCTCTGCCTGCATCGACACCAACCCGGGCGAAAGCCAGACCTGTAAACCAGGAGGCCCATAATGCCGGACCTGAAAACAACGATATTCCTGCTGGTGTCGTCTCTGTTGCTCGCCGGCTGCGTGTCACAGCGTTACGTCGGCGTGCAGATCACTTCAACCGAACCGATGAGTTTTACCCGCGTACTGGTGGATGGGAATGCGGTGGTTATTTGTAAGATAGACAACAAGGATAAGGGCGCTTTATGAAAAGGTTGGTCGTCACGGTTTCTCAGCTGGAACTACCACAAGATGAATTAACTTCAGGTTTCACCGTTTCGTTCCGGGTGTTACAGAGAGGGAAGTTATTACTGGCTGATAGCATCAGCGGAAAAATAAGCGTGCCATACCGCAGAGTGTACGAGGTTAATGCGACTGATGATGAAATTGTTATTGAGCATGATTGCGGTTATGTGGAATGCCTGATTATCAGCGCAGACTTTGAGTAATAACGGTCATCCCCGGCATCATTATAGTTGATAATAACTCTCATTCTCATGGGTCCTCCCGGCGGGGTACCCTTCCACGGGGCGGCTGCGCTCGCGGAAAACGGCTAGTTTTTCGTTTTCATGGTCATCATCATCATCTGTGTATGTCTTTGATTTTTATGTTGTCGTATTTTCAAAGATGTCGAATTGTTCAAAAAGTATTCACCATCATGGACCAGGAAATTGCTTCTCTCAAACTGAATATTAACCAGCTGGCCGCCATTACTGACGTACATCGTCAGACGATTGCCACCAGGTTAAAAAATATAGCACCGGCAGCGGGTAGTAACAGCAAATTAAAGCTCTACCTCATTACAGATATTTTGAAGGAACTGATGATCCCGACGATTTCAGCCAACCTTGAAGATATGTCACCGTCTGACCGGCTGGCTCACTGGAAAGCTGAAAATGAGCGGCTTAGTTTCGAGAAAGATACCGGTCAGCTTATTCCGGCAGATGAGGTAGCAAGGGAATTCTCTCTGATGGCAAAGGCTGCTGTCATGGTACTGGAGACCCTTCCTGACATTCTTGAGCGAGATTGTGCTCTGCCGCCGAAAGCAGTCTCACGCGTTCAGTTTGTGATTGATGATCTACGCGACCAGATGGCTCAGAAAGTCATGGAGGCTGAACAAGAGGAGGCTGATACAGAGGAGGGCTGATGGCAAAGTGGGCATCGGCAGGGGCAATTCGCCGCGATGTTTCTGGGATAATCCGCGCACCGCGCCGAATGAAGGTGGCTGATGCGGTAGGTGCTTATATGCGAGTGCCTATGGGGGCTGGCAACTCTGTCCCATGGGATCCCGATATAGCGCCTTATGTTATAGAGCCTATGAACTGCCTGGCGTCGCGTGAATATGATGCTGTGGTATTTGTTGGCCCCGCGCGTACAGGGAAAACTATTGCCCTGATAGACGGCTGGATTGTCTACAACATTGTCTGCGATCCGGCTGACATGCTGGTGATTCAGGTATCGGAAGAGAAGGCCCGTGAGCACTCGAAAAAGAGGCTGGACCGCACATTTCGGAGCAGCCCTGAGGTGAAATCCAGGCTTAGCCCGCGCAGAAATGATAACAACGTACATGATCGTACCTTCCGTGCCGGAAATTATCTCAAACTTGGCTGGCCATCGGTCAACATCATGTCGTCATCGGATTACAAAAGCGTGGCGCTCACTGATTATGACCGATTTCCTGAAGATATAGACGGTGAAGGTGACGCATTTTCTCTGGCGTCAAAGCGAACAACAACCTTTATGTCATCAGGTATGACGCTGGTGGAGAGTTCACCGGGACGAGATATTCGTGACGTGAAATGGCGACCCGGCACGCCGCATGAGGCTCCACCCACGACAGGCATTTTGTCACTTTATAATCGCGGGGACAGAAGGCGACTTTACTGGCCATGCCCACACTGCTGTGAGTATTTTCAGCCTGAAATAGCCAATATGACAGGTTACCGTGACATTGCAGATCCTGTTGTTGCCAGTGAATCGGCTGTACTTGAGTGCCCTTCATGTAAAGGAACGATCACCCCGGACATGAAGCGCTCGCTCAATATGCAATGCGTATGGCTCAGGGATGGGCAGCGCATTGATGCGAGCGGTAATGTGACTGGAGAGGGACGACGATCGCGCATCGCCTCATTCTGGATGGAGGGTACAGCCGCGGCTTACCAGACCTGGTCGCAAATGATTTATAAGTTCCTCACTGCTGAGCAGGAATATGACGCTACGGGCAGCGAAGAAACACTGAAAACAGTCGTCAATACTGACTTTGGCCGACCATATTTTCCCCGCTCAGGCATGGAACAAAGAAAAAGCGAACTGCTTGAGCAGCGTGCTGAAGACGTTCCAAAACGCTCCGTTCCCGATGGTGTCAATTTCCTTGCAGCAACGATTGACGTCCAGGCGGGGAAAAACAGGCGCTTTGTTGTGCAGGTTGTAGGATACGGAAGCATGGGAGAGCGCTGGCTGGTTGACCGCTACAACATCAGGTATTCGCTGCGCTGTGACGCTAATGGCGAATCCCTGCAAGTCGATCCTGCCAGCTATCCGGAGGACTGGGATTTGTTGCTCACCGATGTGTTTAACAAAACCTGGGTGCTGTCTTCAGACCCCAGCCGGTGCATGCGATTGATGGCTATGGGGGTTGACTCCGGCGGTGAGGATGGTGTCACCGATAACGCCTATAAATTCTGGCGTAAGTGTCGTCGCGAGGGACTGGGTAAAAATATTTTCCTCTTCAAGGGCGACAGCAAGGCGCGCTCAAAACTTATCACCCGCACATTCCCTGACAATACCAACAGAACCGGACGTCGGGCTATGGCGTCAGGAGATGTTCCACTTTACCTGCTACAGACCAATGCACTGAAAGATCGCGTGAATAACGCCCTGTGGCGTGATTCCCCCGGTCCGGGCTATGTACATTTTCCTGCATGGCTCGGAAGCTGGTTTTACGATGAACTGACCTATGAAGAGCGATCTGCTGAAGGGAAATGGGCTAAGCCTGGTCGTGGCGCTAATGAGGCCTTCGACTTGCTGGTATACGCGGATGCGCTCGCTATCCTTCATGGCTACGAGAAAATCAAATGGCCGGATACTCCCGGGTGGGCCCGGCGGGAAACCTGGCTGGAAAGCGTGAGGTCAGAGGTCTGCGAATCACCACCAGGTGAGCCTGATCCGATGCCGACCAAAAAGCGCAAACGGAAAAAAGACGTGGCCGATGAGGCTAATCCCTGGGTTACTGCTGGAGGATGGTTGTGAATAAAAATGATATAGAGGCCATGATTCTTCGCTATACCGAAGCGGAAATGGCTGTTCTGGAAGGTAAGTCTATCCGTTTTAACGGGCAGGAGATGACGATGGAGAACCTTTCGGAGATCCGCAAGGGGCGACAGGAGTGGGAGCGACGTCTTTTATCCCTTGTTGCCGGCAGTCGTGGGCGACCCGGCTATAAACTGGCGAGGTTCCCATGACGCTTTTAGATGATGCGATTGGCGTATTTTCACCAGGCTGGAAAGCCGCCCGCCTGCGTTCGAGGGCAGTGATTATGGCCTACGAGGCCGTTAAGCCTACACGGACGCATAAGGGGCGTCGTGAGAATCGTTCCGCTGACCAGCTTAGCCAGACAGGGGCCGTATCGCTTCGAGAGCAGGCGCGATGGCTCGACAGTAACCATGACCTGGTGATTGGTATCTTCGATAAGCTTGAAGAGCGGGTTGTGGGTAAAAGCGGAATTGTTGTTGAACCGCACCCGAAGCTGACCAATGGCAGGATCGCGAAAAAACTCGCTGCTGATATACGCCGAAAATGGGGGGAGTGGTCCGTCAGGCCAGAGGTCACCGGTCAGTTTACCCGCCCCATGCTGGAGCGGCTGATGCTGCGCACCTGGCTGCGTGATGGTGAGGTATTTGCTCAGATAGTCAATGGTACCGTGAATGGACTCACACCGCCTGCAGGTGTTCCCTTCTGGCTGGAAGCGCTTGAGCCTGACTTTGTCCCCATGACCAGCGACGTCTCAAAAAAGCTCAATCAGGGGGTGTTTGTTGATGACTGGGGGAAGCCAAAAAAATATCAGGTATATAAAAGTCTTCCGGTAACTGGCCGGCAGACGGATACGAAGGAAATCGATGCAGAAAACATGCTGCATCTGAAATTCGTCCGTCGTCTGCACCAGACTCGTGGTGTCTCTATGCTGTCGGGGGTACTGATACGCCTTAGCGCGCTCAAGGAGTATGAGGATTCGGAACTGACCGCAGCCCGTATTGCTGCTGCGCTGGGAATGTACATCAAAAAGGGCGACGGGCAAAGCTATGATGACGGTGGCAAGGGGGACGACGATGACCGTGATATGACAATCCAGCCAGGCATGATCTATGACGACCTGAGGCCTGGTGAGGATATCGGGATGGTGAAGTCAGACCGCCCCAATCCTAACCTTGAAACTTTTCGCAACGGACAGTTGCGCGCTGTTTCGGCGGGATGTCGGCTTAGCTTCTCCAGTACCGCCAGGAATTACAGTGGTACCTACAGTGCCCAGCGGCAAGAGCTGGTTGAGTCAACAGATGGTTATCTGATCCTGCAGGAATGGTTCATTGGCGCAGTAACCCGCCCCATGTACCGCGCGTTTCTTAAGATGGCTATAGCCAGCGGTGAAATTAAAGTTCCGCGCGGTGTGGATATGGAGACGCTCTATAGCGCTATCTATTCCGGACCAGTGATGCCATGGATTGACCCGATCAAAGAAGCTAACGCATGGAGGATGCAGATCCGTGGCGGTGCAGCAACAGAGTCTGACTGGGTACGTGCCAGCGGTCGTAATCCTGATGAGGTGAAGCATCGCCGTGCGGCTGAAATTGAAGAAAACAAAGAACTGGGACTGGTATTCGATACCGATCCCGCCAACGACGCAGGAGGTACCAGTGCCGAACTTTACACACAGGGCAAACCATCGCCCAAAAGCCAGCGCAAAAAATAGCTGGTTTCGCATGCAGGCTGGCCCCGCCAGCAATGCTGATATTTTTATTTATGATGAAATTGGATACTGGGGGGTAACGGCGAAGCAGTTTGTCAGCGACCTGAAGGCGCTCGGCGAAGTCAGTCACATTAACCTTCATATTAATTCGCCGGGTGGCGATGTCTTCGATGGCATCGCCATTTTTAATGCCCTGAAACATCATGGCGCTGCCATCACAGTGCATATAGACGGCGTGGCAGCCTCCATGGCGTCAGTAATTGCCATGGTCGGTAATCCGGTCATCATGCCCGAAAACACGATGATGATGATCCATAAGCCATGGGGCTTTGCGGGCGGTGATGCTAACGACATGCGTGATTATGCTGACCTGCTGGACAAAGTTGAAAGCGTCCTGATCCCTGCCTATGCCCAAAAAACCGGCAAGCCTCCTGAAGAAATAGCAGCACTGCTGGAGGATGAAACCTGGATGAGCGGGGCGGAATGTCTCGCGATGGGTTTTGCTGACCAGACCACACCCGCCCTGCAGGCAATGGCCTGTATTCAATCAAAGCGTATTGAGGAATTTGAAAAAATGCCAGACAGCATTCGTAATATGATTACACCTCCGCGAAATACCGCCCAGCGCGATCCGCAAATCCCGCAGAATAAAAATCAACCCACTCACCAGGAGCCACCAGATGAAACCAGCATCCGCGCACAGGTGATGGCGGAGCAAAAAGAGCGCGTCAACGGAATTAACGATCTGTTTGCCATGTTCGGCGGTAAACATCAGGAGCTTCTGGCGAACTGCGTTGCTGATATCGAGTGCTCTGTTGAGCAGGCGAAAGATAAGCTTCTGGCTGAACTGGGTAAGTCCAGCACGCCGTCGAATAAAAATACCCCCGCACATATCTACGCCGGAAACGGTAATCTTGTCGGTGATGGCATTCGCCAGGCACTGATGGCGCGCGCGGGTTTTGAAAATCAGGAAAATGACAATATTTATAATGGCATGGCGTTACGAGAGTGTGCACGCATGTCGTTGACCGAAAGGGGTATCGGTGTTTCCAGCTATAATCCGATGCAGATGGTGGGGCTGGCGCTGACGCACAGCACGTCTGACTTTGGTAATATCCTGCTGGACGTATCGAATAAATCATTACTGCAGGGCTGGGATGAGGCGGCGGAGACATTCGAGCAGTGGACTAAAAAGGGCCACCTTTCCGACTTTAAAACCGCTCATCGCGTCGGTCTTGGCGGGTTCCCTTCGTTGCGACAGGTTCGCGAGGGTGCTGAATACAAATATATCACCACGAGTGACAAGGGTGAAACTATCGCGCTGGCGACTTACGGTGAAATCTTCTCCATCACTCGTCAGGCAATTATTAACGATGATCTTAACCAGCTCGTCGATGTACCGATGAAGATGGGACGTGCTGCAAAAGCGACGATTGGCGATCTGGTCTATGACATTCTTACCAAAAACCCGAAATTGTCAGACGGCAAGGCGCTTTTCCATGCCGATCATAAAAACCTGTCCAGCGGGGCTATTTCGGTCGCAAGTATTGATGACGCCCGCAAACTGATGCGCCTGCAGAAAGAGGGTGAGCGTGCGCTGAATATCCGCCCGGCCTATATGCTGGTTCCGGTTTCGCTGGAAACTCTGGCAAATCAGACAATTAAATCAGCCAGCGTCAAGGGCGCAGATATTAACTCCGGGATTAACAACCCGATTCAGAATTTTGCAGAAGTTATCGCGGAGCCGCGTCTTGATGACGCTGACGTAAATGCCTGGTATCTGGCTGCCGCGAAGGGGACTGACACTATTGAGGTGGCGTATCTTAATGGTGTTGATGCACCGTATATTGACCAGCAGGATGGATTTAATACTGATGGCATTGCAACAAAAGTGCGTATTGATGCCGGTGTAGCCCCTCTTGACCACCGCGGAATGGTTAAATCCACTGGTCAGTAATCCTCCATTCACTATTTATATTACTTCTATTTTATATCAGTCCTTAACGGGGCTGACTGGAGCATATTATGGCTAAAAATTTCGTTCAGAACGGAAATACGATTTCTATCAATAATTCAGGGTCAGGTGATATTGAAAGCGGAGATCCGGTTGTTATTGGTTCTGTAGTCGCAATAGCGATTACTGATATTAAATCGGGTTCGACGGGAGACGGCTTTGCTTCCGGTGTATTTCAGCTGCCAAAATTAGCTGCGGATGATATTTCCGCAGGTGATGAGGTATTTATTAAGGATGGCACCATCCAGCTTGATGATACTGGCGCTGTCTCTGCCGGTATTGCCTGGGAGGATGCCGGTGGTGGTATGGATTTTGTTAATGTGAAAATTAATGGCAAATCCATTTGATCGCATGGCGGCACGCATGGATGCGGCCACTATAAAGAAAATGGGGAAAACCGCCACGATTAACGGTCGCGACTACGACGTTGTTCCCGCTGAATTGCTGGAGGACATGGGAGCGTTAAACGGCACGGGCACATCGCTGGTAGTGTTTTTCAGTGACTACATTCCGCGTCGTAATGACTGCGTGGTCTATGAAGGCAAGTCTTACACCGTGACCCGTTATGAGCAGTTTAACGGTAAGCCGCGGATCTATGTCGAGTAAAGGAGATGTCATGCCCATAAAAGGTCTTGAAAGAGTGATCCGCAACCTGGACAGTCTCGACAGAAACATGATTCCAAAAGCCACTGTCTGGGCGACCAATCGTGTGGCGAGGGTTGCCGTGTCAGCAGCAACCAGAAAGGTTGCGAAAGAAACGATTGCAGGCGACAACCGTGTTACGGGGATCCCGCTACATTTGGTCAGGGAGCGCGTCAGGATATCCAGTGCGACAACATCAGGGCGATCAACGACCGATATCAGGGTCAACCGTGGCAATCTTCCTGCCATCAAACTTGGTACCGCCAGTGTGCGCCTGTCACGCCGCAAAAGCGCCAGGAATGGGCGTGGTAGCGTCCTGAAGATTGGTCGTTATCTTTTTCGCGATGCGTTTGTCCAGCAACTGACCAATGGTCGATGGCATGTAATGAGGCGTATAGCCGGCAAAAGTCGTTACCCCATTGATGTGGTAAAAATTCCTCTTGCTGACCAACTGACAGCGGCGTTTGAAGAGGAGAAAAATCGCATGCTGAATGTGGAAATGCCGAAACAGCTTGGCTATGCCATTAAGCAACAACTGAGGTTGTATCTGAAACGATGAGCAAACACAGCGCCATTCGCGCCGTCGTTCTTGAGAAGCTGAAGTCTGCTATTGCAGATCCGGTAACCTGGTTCGACGGACGCCCCGTCTTTCTTGAAGAGCATGAGCTCCCCGCCGTTGCGGTGTATCTCTCCGATGCCGGGTATACCGGCGATACCCTGGATGACGATGCCTGGCAGGCGATTCTGCATATTGAAGTATTTCTGAAAGCAATCAGCCCCGATTCCGCTCTGGATAGCTGGATGGAAGAAAAGATCTATCCGGCGATGGTGGATGTTCCGGGGCTTGAATTGCTTATCGAGACCATTACCCCGAATGGCTATGACTATCGACGCGATGAGGATATGGCTACGTGGGGATCGGTGGATCTGACCTATACCATCACTTATTCAATGTAAGGATTTTATTATGACAACGCCAAATCCGCTTGCACCGGTAAAAGGGGCAGGTACCACGCTCTGGCTGTACACAGGTAACGGTGACCCGTACAGCAATCCTCTCAGCGACGCTGACTGGACACGCCTGGCAAAAATTAAGGATCTGACGCCAGGGGAAATGACGGCAGAGTCCTACGATGACACCTATCTTGACGATGATGATGCCGACTGGAGTTCGACGGGGCAGGGTGAGAAATCCGCCGGCGATACCAGCTTCACGCTGGCGTGGAAACCCGGAGAGTCCGGGCAGCAGGGGCTGGTTACCTGGTTCGATCAGGGCGATGTTCGCGGCTACAAAATCAGGTACCCGAACGGTACTGTTGACGTCTTCCGGGGCTGGGTAAGCAGCCTTGGTAAGGCAGTAACGGCGAAAGAGGTGATCACCCGCACCGTCAAGGTCACCAACTCCGGCAAACCGTCTCTTGCCGAAGACGATCGCTCCGGTTTTGTGGCTGTGACCGGCTTAACGGTGTCGCCAGCCGCTCCGTCAGTTGTCGCCGGCAAGACGGCAAAAGTGACCTTTACCCTTGCTCCTGCGGGTGCAACCGATAAATCCCTGCGGATTGTTTCATCCGATCAGTCCGTGGTCACCATCAGCGTTCTGGATAGTGTGGCGACCATCACAGGCGTGGCTGCCGGTACTGCTGAAATTATCGGTATGACGCCGGACGGTAATTTTGTGGCGATTGCAACAGTAACTGTTACTGCCGCTCCTGCTCCCTGATTTTCCCTTCCTTTATTCCTCTCTGGCTCCTGATGGAGCCATTTTTACAGGTAAATACCATGTTTCTGAAAAAAGACAGCCTCCCGCTGGGAAGCGAATCCGTCGTGCTGCATGAGTTATCCGCGCTGCAGCGTGTTGAATATTTTGAGTATCTCGCCAGCCTGGAAGCGACGCTGTCGGAAAACACCACGGATGCATTAAGCACCGCGAAAATCATGAAAACCAATGTGCAGGTTAATGCCTGGCTGGTATCGCGATCGCTCTGGCACAGTACCCCCAAACGCAATGAAGACGAAATCCAGATGGAAGTGATGCGAACCTGGTCATCGGAAGCGCTTAACGCTGCAGTCGATATGGTGCAGCGCCTCAGCAACATGAAGCCTGAAGAGCCTGCATCTGATGGTGACGTGAAGCCCACAGATGATGCGGATGAAGGCGCTGCTCCTCTGGAAAAATAGCCGCCCGTGAGCGTGACTTTGTTCATCGACTGGCGCAGGAGTTCCGGCGTCCTGACTGGCGGCGCATGTTAAGTGAAATGAGCGCCTCGGAATACTCGGGGTGGGTGAAGCACTTTGCATCGACGCCATTCAGTAACGAGCTGCTCGATGCCGAGTTTGCCACGACAAAAGGGCTTCTTGTGGCGATGCTCACGGGCAAGGCTGACATATCCGATGAAGAATTCAGTCTTCTTTCCGGGGAGGAAGATGTCGGCAGGACGGATGACGACCTGATGCTGGCAGGAGAAGGGCTTTTTGGAGGGGTGAGGTATGGCCCAGCAGATTAGTGATTTAGTCATCAACCTTGATGTGGACAGTGCCACGTTTACCGAGCAGGTTGCCAGAATCAGAGGGCAGCTCAGGGGGATGGCCGATGAGTCTGACAAAGTTCAGGCAAGAATGGCCAGCGCCACGAAAAAGCAGACTGAAGCGCTGAAGCAGATGGGGGATGAAGGTTCCCGCGCTGCAACCGATATTCAGGAAAAACAGGCCGCTGCTGCTGATGCAATGCAGAAAGACTGGAAAAAAACAGCCGAATCGGTCGATGAAGCACATCAGCGTATCGCGGCTCTCCGGCAGCAGATTCAGGAGAACAACGACAGCGTTGCGGCAGCGAAAAAAGAGCAGGACGATTACACCGAGTCTTTATACCGCGAAATTGATGGTATTAAGGCGCTGACGGGGGAGATGAAGTCCCTGACGTCATTTCAGTCCAGGCTCAGGCAGGCCAGATCTGACGCAAAAATTTCGCAGGAAGACTATCTGGCCCTGGTCAGCCGTGCAACAGAGCGTCAGATAGAGCTTCGCACGGAAGAAGAGAAGACCGCTGCTGCCCGCGTGAGCTTCATTCAGAAGCTGAAATCGCAGGTTGCCGTGCAGAGCCTGTCGACGACTGAATTATTGCGCCATAAGGCAGCGCAGCTCGGTGTCAGTGATGCTGCTGATATTTATATCCGTAAGCTCGACGAGGCCAAAAAAGCGACAAACGATCTCGCGAAACACAGCGCAGCGGCACGGCGGGAAATCGGGATCATGATTGGCGAGCTGGCGCGCGGCAACATTGGTGCGCTGCGGGGTTCCGGTATCACTCTGGCCAACCGTGCCGGATGGATTGACCAGTTGATGACCCTTCGAGGGCTGGGGGTTGCCGGGGCTATTGGTGGTATCACGGCGGCCATTTACGGCCTCGGAAAGGCCTGGTATGAAGGCAGTCAGGAAGGGGAAGAGTTCAATAAGCAGCTGATTCTGACCGGGGATTATGCGGGCAAGACAAGCGGGCAGCTGCAGGCGCTGGCACGGTCGATAAGCGGCAATGGTATTACTCAGCATGCGGCAGCCGGCGTTCTGGCGAAAGTGGTCGGCAGCGGTCACTTTGCTGCCTCGCAGATTGAAGGTGTCACACGCGCCGCCGTCGCCATGCAGGAAGCGACAGGGAAAGCGGTTGACGAAACCATCAAAGAGTTCCAGAAGCTCTACGACGATCCCACCAAAGCCTCGGAAGAGCTGAACTCACAGCTGCATTACCTCACCGCTGCGCAGTTTGAATACATTTCAGCGCTGGAACAACGCGGCGATAAGGAGAAAGCCGGGCAGGAAGCTGCTGACGCTTACAGTCATGCAGAGCAGCAGCGAAGCCAGCAGGTTATTGATAACCTCGGCCTTATCGAGCGTGCAGCACTGGCGACCCGTAACGCATTCAAGAGCATGTGGGACGAGTTGCTTAATATTGGTCGGGCTGATGGTGATGCCACACGTCTCCAGACGATGAAAAATACCCTGGCAGAAATTCAGGATAATGCCAAAGAAGGGATTTGGGGACGATTTAAAAATAATGCGATGGGTGTTGATAAAGACCAGCTTGAGGAAAAAATAAAAAACCTCGAGTTCGCAATGAAATCTCAGGATGGATATAACCAGAAAAAGACAGAGGCTAATAAATTAAATAATGACGCTATTGACGGGCAGATATTATTTAATAAATACACTGACGCTGGTACAACAAATATTGAAAAACAGGCGCAGGCAGAAAAAGAGTTAAATAAAGCGATAGAGGCCAATGCCCGAGCGGCAAAGGAGACGAAGAATCTTCCTGATGGTCATAGAGTTGAACTCTGGACCGCAGAGCAGATAGCCAAAGCCCGCGCCGGGATCCAGAAGCTTTATAAATTACCGAAGGAAGCCAGGGCTAAAAAACCAAAAGCCTACGTCACGCCTGCAGGCGATCGCGCCGAAGACCAGGAGCAGAAAGAGCTACTGGCACTCCAGGCGCAGCTTGATGTACTGAAGCAGCAAAAAGGTATCAATGACACCATCAGCCAGCAGAGAAAGGATCTCTGGATGAAGGAGGCGCAGTTTACCGTTCTGGAAGAGGCGTCGGGTAAGCGGCAGCTGACAACACAGGAAAAATCCCTGCTTGCCAGCAAAGACCAGGTCCTTGCGCTGGCGGAGCAGAAGGCAATATTAGGCGATCAGATAGTTGCCCAGAAACAGCTTGCTGCATTTCAGAAAACGGCTACTGATTATGTCACTCAGCAACAGCAGAGCACTGAACTTTATCTGCAAAACATGACTGCCTCTGATCTTGAGGGGCAGCTAAACGCTCAACTGGCACAGCTTAAAATTGGCTTCGAAAAGAACCCCGCCTCAAAGCTGACAGGTAAAGAGCATGATGAGGCCCTGAAAGCTTATGAGGATGAAGTTGCGGCAGCCAAGAAAAGCTATGCTGCTCGGGTTGCTGCTAGGGATGAGTATCAAAAAGGGGCAGAAAAAAGCTGGAAAGACTTTGCTAACTCCGCAACCGATCTCTACCAACAAACCCGTGACCTTGCTACTGCTGCCCTTAATGGATTTAGCTCTCAGCTAACTCAGGTTCTCACCACTGGAAAGGCCAATTTTAAAAGCTTCACCGTCTCAATACTCAGCATGTTCACCGAAATGATGGTGAAGATAAGCATGGTCAAAGGCGCTGAAATGGCCTTTGGTTTTAGTCCTCTTACCATGAACGCCAACGGTGGTGTGTATACATCACCCAGCCTCAGTGCCTACAGCGGTACCGTCGTTGATCGCCCGACCTTTTTTGCCTTTGCAAAAGGCGGTGGTGTGATGGGTGAGGCTGGCCCGGAGGCTATACTTCCCCTGCGCCGTGGTGCTAACGGTAAGCTTGGCGTGGTGGCGAGCGGCGTCGGTGGGGCGGGTCGTGGCAGCGTGACGGTCAATATGGGCGGCGTGTTTGTCGGGAGCAATCCATCGCAGCAGGGTTCCGGCCAGTCAGGAGGTGGCAGCACAATGTCATCTGCAGGCTCTGACGCGATTATGCGTCAGCTGAAACCGGCTATCGTCAGCGTGATATCTGACCAGGCGCAAAAGCCAGGAACACCGCTCTGGAATGCAATAAACGGGAAACGTTAACTGTTTCCCCTGTTATCTGTCATCGCCCGCCCCGCGCGGGCTTTTTTACGGGTTAATTATATGGCTGTTGACATATTTACGTGGCCAACTCAGGTCGCTGGTCAGCCTGAAACTGAATATACACGGACGGTAAAAAAAGTTCAGTTTGGCGATGGTTATATGCAGGTCTCTGAGGACGGTATTAATTCAGAGCAAATAAAGTTTTCTTATTCCTATCGCGGCCCCCTTGAAACCGCGCTCGCCATCCGGGATTTCTGCCGCAGCCATTGTGTGAACGCTTTTATATTTACGCCGCCACACGGTGAAAAAGGACTTTACCGCGTTGCGGCAGATTCCATCAAGCTTGTGCCTAACGGAAAAAACCAGGCAACGATTACCGCAACATTTGAGCAGAGTTTTTCTGCCGGAGGACTGTAATGTCATTAAACAGTGATTATCAGAAACTGGAGCCGGGTAAGGTTGTCCAGCTTATTGAAATCGACGGTACCGCGTTTGGTATGGATGAGGTGCTGTATTTCCATCCTTACAACATACCCCATACACCGGAAGAGATTGAGGCTGCAGGCGGTGATGCATCAAAGCTCACACCAAAATCAATCTGGTGGCAGGGGACTGAATACCGCACGTGGCCGTGCCAGATTGACGGGCTGGCAATGACAACCTCCGGTGGCAGCCCACAGCCCACGCTCTCTGTCGCGAACGTCAATGGCGTCGTGACCGCGCTCTGCCTGGCTTACGATGACATGCTGCAGGCGAAGGTGACCATTCATAACACCTTTTCTCATTACCTCGATGCGAAAAACTTCCCGGAGGGGAACCCGTCAGCCAACCCGCAGGAAGAGATACTGCAGGTCTGGTATATCGACAGCAAAACCAGCGAGACAAAGACCCAGGTTGACTTCACGCTGTCGAGTCCGTTTGACCTTCAGGGGTTGATGATCCCGACACGCCAGCTGCATTCGCTCTGCAGCTGGTGCATCCGGGGTAAATACCGCAGCGGTGATGGCTGTGATTATGCCGGCACGCAGTACTTCGACCGGAACAACAATCCCGTTGACGATCCGTCTCTCGATGTCTGCAGCGGAACGCTGACGGCCTGCAGACTGAGGTTTGGTGAGAATAACGAACTTTCCTTCGGCGGTTTTCCAGGAACATCGTTAATCAGGAGCTGATATGCGTGATGAGACAATAGCTGCGATCATGTCCCATGCGGCAGCGGAATATCCGCGCGAGTGCTGTGGCGTGGTGGCACAAAAAAGCCGCACTGAGCGTTACTTTCCGTGCCGGAACCTTGCTGCACAGCCCACGGATCAGTTTCACCTGGCCCCGGAAGATTACGCATCAGCGGAGGACTGGGGAACCATTACCGGCATCGTGCACAGCCATCCCGATGCCACGCCGCAGCCGAGCCATCTTGATAAAGCCCAGTGCGATGCAACGGAGCTTCCCTGGCATATCGTCAGCTGGCCGGAGGGGGATTTACTGACCATTCAGCCCCGCGGCGATCTTCCTCTTATTGGTCGTCCTTTTGTACTTGGCCACACCGACTGCTGGGGCCTGATCATGTCGTATTTTCGCCAGGAGCACGGTATCGAACTGACAGATTACCGCGTTGACCGGCACTGGTGGGAGGACGGAGAGGAAGGCAATTTTTACCAGGACTGCTGGTACGAGTGCGGCTTCCGTGAATTTGACGGTGAACCCCGACCCGGAGATATGGTGATTATGCAGGTGCAGTCCGGTAAGTGGAACCACGCCGGGATCCTGCTGGAAGGCAACATGCTGCTGCATCACCTGTACGGGCATCTCAGCCAGCGGGTGCCTTATGGCGGCTACTGGCGGGAAAGGACAATGAAAGTAGTGAGATACAAAGACCTGCAGGGGGAAGCATGAATGACGTAATGACTCAGATTGAACTGTCCGGCGTTCTGGGTAAGCACTTTGGCCGCACTCATCACCGTCAGATTAGCAGTACGGGTGAAGCGGCAAGAGCGCTGGCTAAAACCCTTCCCGGTTTTGAAAAATTCATGATCAGCAGCAGGCAGCGCGGCCTGACCTACGCTGTCTTTAAGGGCAAAAAGAACATAGGTCAGGATGAACTCGGCTTTTCGGCGACAGGTGAAGTCATACGTATTGTGCCGGTGGTGATTGGCAGCAAGCGTGGCGGACTGTTCCAGACCATCCTTGGCGCGACGTTAATTGCGACGGCAGCTTTCTTTACTGGCGGCGCTGCGCTGGGATTTGCCGGTGGTACGGCATTCGCTGGCGGCTGGGGCCTGACTGCTGCAGTCGGTGCCTCGATGCTCGCCGGTGGGATTGTCCAGATGCTTTCCCCGCAGCCACCAGGACTCGCCAGCAAGCAGGATTCTGACAATAAGGCGTCATATGCCTTTGGCGGGGTGACCAACACTGCCTCTCAGGGCTATCCGGTTCCGCTGCTGTACGGCAAACGCCAGATTGGCGGTGCCATTATCTCGGCGGGAATATACGTCGAAGACAAGCAGTAATCCTCTTCCGGCCACTCCTTCTCCAGGTCACCTTCGGGTGGCTTTTTTACGGACGTAATATGGCAAAAGCAATCAAGGGGCGTAAGGGCGGAAGCCCCAGCGCCCGCACACCTGTTGAACAGCCTGACGATCTCCAGTCGGTCGCAAAAGCCAAAATTCTGATAGCGCTGGGCGAGGGCGAATTCGCCGGCAACCTGACCGCAAGGGATATCTACCTTGACGGCACTCCACTGGAAAATGAAGACGGCTCCAGTAATTTCAGCGGCGTGGAATGGGAGTTTCGTTCCGGCACACAGGCGCAGACGTACATTCAGGGGATTCCCGGTACCGAAAACGAAATCAACATTGGTTCGGTAATCTCCAGCTCAACCGCATGGACCCACACGCTCACCAACACCCAGCTGTCCGCCGTCCGCGTACGCCTCCAGTGGCAGGGGCTGTATCAGCAAAAAGACAACGGCGACATGGTGGGATATTCCATTAACTACGCTATCGATCTCCAGACCGACGGCGGCGCATGGAACACCGTGCTGAACACCTCTGTAACCGGGAAAACGACGTCCGGCTACGAGCGCAGCCACCGTATTAACCTGCCGCAGGCCGGGACAACCTGGACCATCAGGGTGCGTAAAATCACCGCCGACGCCCACAGCGCCAAAATCGGCGACAAGATGGTGATGGAAAGCTACACCGAAGTGATTGACGCCAAGCTGCGCTACCCCAATACCGCACTGCTCTATATTGAATTCGACTCCAGCCAGTTCAGCGGCTCAATACCGCAGATTTCCTGCGAGCCGCGTGGACGCGTTATCCGCGTGCCTGATACCTATGATCCGGAAACGCGGACCTATACCGGCACCTGGTCCGGCGTATTTAAGTGGGCCTGGACGGATAACCCGGCCTGGATTTTTTACGATCTGGTTCTGAGCGAACGCTTCGGGCTGGGTGACAGGCTGACGGCGGCGAACATCGATAAATGGACGCTGTATGAAGTGGCGCAGTACTGCGACCAGCAGGTACCGGACGGCAGGGGCGGTGACGGAACGGAACCGCGTTATATCTGTAACGTATACGTGCAGGATCGCAATGATGCCTATACCGTGCTGAGCGACTTTGCCGCCATTTTTCGGGGTATGACCTTCTGGGGCGATAACCAGATTGTCTGTTACGCGGATATGCCGCGCGACGTGGATTTCTGCTACACCGCCGCAAATACGGTGAACGGGGAGTTTAAATACTCCGGCAACCCCGCAAAAACCCGCAACACGTCGGCGCTGGTTTCATGGTCAGATCCGGCGAACGCTTACGCCGATGCCATGGAGCCGGTGTTTGAAGCTGACCTGGTATCCCGTTATAAGGTCTTCAATCAGCTGGAAATGACGGCTATCGGCTGCACCCGCCAGTCAGAGGCAAACCGGAAAGGCCGCTGGGGTATCCTGACCAATAACAAAGACCGCGTGGTGTCATTCTCTGTTGGCCTCGACGGTAACATTCCGCAGCCCGGATACATTATTGCCGTTGCAGACAGAAATTTATCCGGGAAGGACCTCGGCGGCAGGATAAGCAGCGTGAATGGCCGCGTGCTGACGCTCGATCGCGAGCCGGATGCCAGCGCCGGCGACAGGATGATGGTTAACCTGCCGTCAGGTGCCAGCCAGAGCAGGACGATTCAGGCCGTGAACGGCAATATTGTTACCGTCAGCACGGCATACAGCGAAACACCCGAAGCGGAGAGCATCTGGATTATTGAATCCGATGCGCTTTATGCCCAGCAGTTCCGCGTGACGTCTGTTGCAGATAACGGTGACGGGACGTTTGATATTACTGCAGCTGCGCATGACCCGGACAAATATGCCCGTATTGATACCGGTGCCATCATCGACCAGCGTCCGATAAGCGTCATCCCGTCAGGCAGCCAGGCTGCGCCGCAGAATATCATCATCGACAGCTATTCAGTGGTGAATCAGGGTATCAGCCAGGAAACCATGCAGGTCAACTGGGACAAGGCAAAGGATGCCATTTCCTATGAGGCGCAGTGGCGGCGCAATGACGGAAACTGGGTGAACGTCCCGCGCAGCTCGACAACCTCCTTTGAGGTGCCGGGTATTTATTCCGGTCGCTATCTGGCCCGCGTGCGGGCGATTAACGCAGGCGAAGTCTCCAGCGACTGGGGGTATTCTGAAGAGAAGACGCTGACGGGCAAGGTGGGGAATCCGCCAGTGCCGGTGGGCCTTACCGCGACAGGTATCAACTGGGGTATCCGGATTGACTGGGGTTTCCCGGAAAATACCAGCGACACGCTGAAAACCGAGCTGCAGTACACCGCGAATGTCGACCAGTCCGATCCGCTGCTGTTGTCAGATGTGCCCTATCCGCAGTCTGAATACACCCAGCAGGGGCTGAAGGCGGGGCAGGTATTCTGGTACCGGGCGCAGCTGGTCGACAAAACAGGGAATGAATCAGGCTGGACGGGGTGGGTGAAGGGGATGGCCAACGCTGATTCGGATGATTACTTTAACGACATCACCAATAACTTCCTGACCGATGACGACGGTAAGCAGCTGACCAGCGATATTGATACCAACATTGATGGGATCCTGCAGAACGCGCTGGCCAATAACGCGACGGTTGAGCACCAGTGGGCGCAGTATGGTCAGACCCGGGCAGATATCCTGACCGTCGGGACAACCACCGCTGACAACACGAAAGCGCTGGCTGACCTGACCACTCAGGTTCAGGCTCAAAAGGATGATATGACCGCCGCTCTTGAGGAGAAGCTGACGGCAGTCGTTGACGGTGATGGTGCCACCGCCATCTACACCCTGAAGGCCGGCGTAATTGTCGATGGTGTGATGTACAACGCCGGAATGTCGCTGGCGGTTCTTGCCGATACGGGTCAGCCGGTTGTCACCCGCGTCGGGTTTAATGCCGACCAGTTCGTTCTGCTCAGCGGCAGCGGTGATACGCAGTTCTGCCCATTCGCCGTGATTAACGGACAGGTGTTTATCACCGAGGCATTCATTCACGACGGGACCATCACCAATGCCAAAATAGGCAGCGAGATTTATTCGCTGAACTATGTAAAAGGCATCAGCGGCTGGTATCTCGGTAAAAATGGTGATGCTGAACTCAGTAACGTGACAGTAAGGGGTGACGTTTATGCCAGGAACGGTTCTTTTACCGGGGAAATTAACGCCACGAGCGGAAAATTTAAAGGGACCGTCGAAGCCGAGCATTTTGTGGGTGATATTGCCAACATGGGGGTTGCGCCTGACTTTGATATGTTCAACCTTGATGAGAAATCGTGGGGTATTCTGACAAAAAAATACACCTTTACCGATTCCGGAGACAGTGCCTTACCCAAAAATGTTGTTTTTGAGCTGACTGTGGATTCAGCCGGGACGGGCGGGGCGGTGACTATCAATATTGCAGGAAACTCGAGGAAATTTAATTACAGCGGTAGCGGATATCACACCATCCGGCATGCGGTTGCAGGTATTAAAACCAGAGATATCACCATCACCGTTGAGTCCCGGCCGGCGAATCAGAAAGACAAGGCGCTTGCGCCGACAATTATGGTCAGTCGCGGGACTGGCTCATTCACATACGGTTAACTTTTAAACTATCTGATTATCATTAATGATTAATGAGGGGCTATTATGTCTGCAGGTTTTATCAGCCTTAAAAACAATTCAACGGCAGTGACGGGAAGCGGAACAGATTTTAAAACTGACCTTGCAGAAGGTGATTTTATTATTGCCACTGTTGGTGGTGTGACCTATACGCTGCCCGTCAAAACGATTACGGATGCCACTAACCTCATCATGGCGCGTGAATACAACGGGCCAGCCCAGGGGAATATTGCCTGGACCGCCATGCCGCGCGATACGTTAAACAGTATCAGCGCACAGATAGCCGCTGATACGGCGTATGCTATCCGTTCCCGCATTCTGGAAATCAACAACTGGTATCAGTTGCTGGAGACGAACGGTGATGTGACCATTAAGATGGCAGACGGCTCCACCTACACGGGGCCGTCATGGCTGAAAATTTGCGACCTGGCAAACGCCTCTGACCTGTCAAAAATCCAGCCGCTTGCCGACCAGATCCACAGGGATGCGACACAGGTTGCCGGCGATAAAACAGCGGCAGATAACAGCGCGAAAGCGGCATCAGCCAGTGCGTCAGGTGCTGCATCCTCTGCGACAGCTGCGAAAGGCAGCGCTGATACAGCGGGCGGAAGTGCCACGGCAGCCGCGAAAAGTGCCAGTGATGCGGCAGGCTCTGCCACGGCAGCGAAAAACAGCGCTGATACAGCGGGCGGAAGTGCCACGGCAGCCGCGAAAAGTGCCAGTGATGCGGCAGGCTCTGCCACGGCAGCGAAAAACAGCGCTGATACAGCAGGTGCCAGCGCCACGGCAGCCGCGAAAAGTGCCGGCGATGCGGCAGGCTCTGCGACCGCGGCAAAAAACAGCGCTGATACAGCAGGCGGCAGCGCCACGGCAGCCGCGAAAAGTGCCAGTGATGCAGACGGCTCTGCCACGGCGGCAAAACACAGTGCTGATACGGCAGGCAGCAGCGCCACGGCAGCAGCCGGCAGCGCATCATCGGCAGGCACCAGTGAAACACACGCCGCATCCAGCGCAACATCTGCCAGTCAGTCAGCCGACAGGGCAGAGGCTGCCGCCAGAAACGCGTCTGCCGGCACCGTCAAAACCGTTAACGGAAAAGCGCCTGATGACGAGGGACGAATAACGCTTGGCAGTGCGGCGGATGCGGATATCGTCACCTCCATGACCGATACGACAGCAGGGCGGGTGCCTGTTGTCGGGTGGATGGGTATATCAAAAGCGATAATCATTCCTGCCAATACGAATACTGACCTGGCTGAGTTTTTCAAAACAGCACCAGGGGCATTTTATCATTGCGACAATGCAACACAGTACGTGAACGCGCCTTCATGGTTTGGCGTAACATGGTTTGATGTTATCGCTACTGTTCACGAAGCCACGAATTACCGGACTCTGTATGCTATCAGCGGTAGTGGAAATACAGCCTTTGCAGTAATTTCCGCTGGAAATTTCGGTGGGTGGAAAAAAGACTTTACCGAAGTCCAGAAGCCAACACCAGCGGACATCAATGCGGTAAATAAAACCGGCGACACCATGACCGGCCAGCTCAGGATAAATTTTGATGGTGAGTCCATCACTCTTCAACCCAAAACCGCAGGTTATGCCAGTTACCTTATTTCCAACGACTCTTCAGGTGCGAACCAGTGGTATATCGGTAAAGGTTCTGTCAACAATGATGACGCGGTCTTTAATAACTACAAGGGGGGGAATAACAGCGTTACTTTAAAGGCTGACGGCTCTGTAAGCATCGCCACTGCCAATGGTAAGAACGTCAGCATCACCGGACAGGCAGTTCCCTCGAATTACACCAACTTTGACGAGCGCTATCTGAAGCTGACCGGCGGGAAAATTACCGGCAACCTGGAAATAAACGATAACGCACCGATTATTCAGTTTTCGGAAGCTGATACCGGGAAAAAATACTTTATCGTTGTTGACGGCAGCGGCTTTCGTATTGATGAAGATTCAACTGCGGGTAATTCGATACTTTCATATGCCGGAGCCAGCAAGCAGATGAAAACGGTGGGCCAGTTTGTTCCGACTGATTACACTAACTTTGATAACCGCTATCAGGCTAAAGGCAGCTACACCCCTGAGGGTGAGGCGTATACGAAAGCGCAGTCTGATGCCCGCTATCAGGCAAAAGGCTCTACCCCTGACTTATCCGGGTATATGACAACAGCAACTGCGAATGCGAAATTTGTCACTGCAACACGTCAGAGTGCTGACGTATCTCTGACAACGAGTGCTAATGCGACAACTGTAGCCCCGGCAGGGGCATCAATGTCCGGGATAACGCTTTCAACCAGTGGCGTAACGGGGGGAATACATGTATTAGAGATGCGCCATCGAACCACACAATACTGCGTCAACGGAACGTGGCTTAACGCAGGAAAGGTCAGTATCTCTGCCCCGGTTATGGTTGCCAGACGGCCACGTGAACAAGAAAAAATCACCAGAATTACAAATTTCTCTCAGTACTCTCCAGGAATTACAGACGAAGTCATCGAGCATGACGGGCAGGAGCTGCATATTGAGAGCCTTATTTCTGAAGAGGGGTACGACTGGTATGAAATACAGCAGTTAATTACCGGCGAGTGCTTTATTGCTTTTGATGATGACGGTGTTATCTGGCAAATCTCCCATGACGCAAGCTATCTCACGCCGGACAATCTCAGTGTTGCCGGGATTGATGGCACACCAGACGGGTGTGATATTGATGGCTCATGGAAATACGACGGCACAATAGTTTATCAGGATGCAGATATAGTAGCTGCCCGCGTGCTGGCTGAAAACGACGGCATGCGCAATGCACTGGTCATGCAGGCAGCCACGTCCATTATAGTCATTCAGGCGGGAATATCCTGTAATCGCTCACTGGATGGTGATACTGAAGCATTGTCAGCATGGCAGGGTTATCTGTGTGACCTGAGGGAAATGACAGAGGAAGAATTGCAGCAGGCTGACGTGGTATTCCCTGAGATGCCATCACCCGTGTTTTGACCATGAAGTGGAGGTCAGGAAACAGGGTACTGGTGTGGTGCCCGGTCTGAAAAGCTGACTTTTGGGCCCTGCGGTATGGTATCCGTAACCGGGGTTATACAGCGTACCGATGGACAGGGTGGATCCGGATAAGCCGGATAAGCCAGAGTAAGCCACAGCGAACGAATGCCAGCCCTGCGCTGGTTTTTTTGCACCCAAAAACACGAGGCCCCAACCGTTGCAAGCAGTCGGGGCTTATGAGGAGAATCACTTCGGTAATATGTTAAATATTTCTTAACTTGATTACCATGTATCCCTTTATTGACTCGTACTCATTATTAAACTCCAGTTCTTTGGTGGCAGGGGCACCATTGATATAAATCATTTTCATTGAGAGCATCTGTTGAAAACCAAATCCATTATTGCTATTTGTTGATAATATCAACTTTCCGTTATTTATTGCGTCATTTTTTATAAAGTTGAACATCCCTTCAGGATAGGGTTCATCAATTGGGAATTGAAGGTCAAAGACATAATCATTGTCTTTGATTGGAGCTATTGTCAGTTCGGCTGATCCACTTCCAATGTTTATGGATATATCAGAATCAAAAAGTCCAGTGTAGTTATAATTGTCAGTTTGTATATAAACTTTTGCGTTATCTTCAATAAGGTTGTCTTCAAAGGTGATATTTTTTGAAATTAGTTTGGAAACGGAATCTCCTTTGAATGTTGTTGAAACAATCTGGCCCTGGCTGGGTTTAAATGATGTTGAGTCGAAAAGCAAAGAGTACTCCGCTGCCGGGTCAGGTGTGCCATTAACTACAAGTCTTTCACCGACGCCCTTCATCCCAAGTTGTAGCTGAGATGAAATTATTTGAAACTCGGCATTGTCACTGATTTCAATGTTAGAAAGGATGCTTACGATATCACTTCCGTTAATAGAAAATAATGAATCCTCGATGATTTTAACATTGCACGTAAAATCTGAAAGATTACCATCATCCAGTGCCGCCAATTGAATGTCATTGAAGTTAATAAGCTCAAGTCTGCTATTTCCTAATAAGGTTATATTTGTTGTGTTTCTATAGTCCTCATTACTGAGTAGTGCATAGGAATTATCAACATTTGTACCTTGCCAGTCTGGGCAAATCACTCTAAATACACCTTGTGATATATTGATATTAGTTGTCTTCCCATATGCACCTGAACTTTTACCCCAGCAAAAGACTGTTGGTTTAGTTGGCATGGGTAGTTGCAATTCAAGAGTCTGCTCCATTGCGTTCATATTAAATGATTTACCAGCAACCTTATCAATGGTTTGTGTTGTTACCGTCTGACTACCATCTGCTGTTATGTAAGTCTGGTCTTGTGTTGGATCCCACTGAAATTTACTCATTACATTTCTCCAATATTGGAAAGGGGGCTGTGCCTTCGGTAGAAGGTGACGTGGAAGGGTAAAAATGAAAAAAAAACGGCGGCGCAAAATGATGCTTCCGGGGGCGCCGCCGTGGATTGCAAATACCTCGTTAGGAAGTGGTGCAGCATCAACTGCCCGTCAAATGCTGCACCTTGTCCGGTAAACCGGTCAGGAAACCGGACGAAGTGATACTCATCACGGGAGTTATATAAGACAAGAGAAAAATGGTGGTGGCGCTAACCAGAATGACGATAACGATGAAAAACAGGGATCCGGAAAGCGCCACCATAGAGGTTGGCAGTTCTTCTGTAGGTATACCACTTTCCGCAAGGATAGAGATCAGAAGCACTGCCATATCTGGAAAACCTGCAGGAAAACCAGACGATCAACATTCTGTAAACGGATTTATTTATTGTCAATGTACTAAAATACATTAAGTAGTTGCCGCCGCACCGTCGTATGCAAGAACGGCCCACCGTTGGTTGACGAACGTTCGATAGTGCGAGTATTGAATGACTGTCAGCCGGCGCCCATTCTAAGTGATGTTATCGCTTTATCTAATTTCTGCTTTAGATTTAGTAATTTTCTCAGATATCCAAGCTTGCACTTCCTCTGATACCCATCTGACACTACCGCCAATTTTTATTGATTTTGGAAAATCACCGGTGTTCATCCACTTGTAAATTGTCGTTTTTTGGAAGCCGACAGCGTGACAAACCTGTTTCAAATCCATCAAATATGTGCTCAAGTTAAGTTCTCCTGTTGAATGATGGTGTCGTTGCATATGGAAAAAATCACTTTAACCAGAAAGGAAGCTGCTGAACTACTGGGTATCTCAAGGGGCACTGTGACGCGATGGGTTTTGGAAGGAAGGCTAAAGGCTTACCGTATAAGTGATAGTCCCAGCTCCCCATTTCTGTTTACACGCGAGGCTTGTATGGCCGCTTTGCAGGCTGTACCGGTCGAACCTCTTCGCCTGAGGGAAAGAGAGGAGAAGCGCGAGAAAGAAGAGTCGTTCTACCTGCGTCATAAAGATGCAAGTAAAGAGTTGGATGCGTTGCTGAAAATTAGGACAGGGAAGAACAGAAAAGCTGAGTGAAAAACCCGGCGCGGTGGCCGGGTTCTTGGGGATTGTTGTTATTCCAGAACGCTGGAGACATTCCCTTGCTCTATGACACCAGATCTGGTCTTAAAATTACCCTGTATTTTTATTACGTTTGATTTTTTGAAAGCGTCAAATAGAAGCGAAACCTCATCCTCTTCAACAAAGCTTAAATCCACGTAAACTACGAAGCCAGATTCGGCACCAACCTCACGGCAGTTGACAGTTAGTTTGTCAGGGCTGCGCTTTATGCCGTCAATCTCTACACTGATTAACCTATCATTGTGTATAAGCTTTTCTGTCGGGTTACTGACAAAATCCTGAACATCTTTCTGTGACATTTCCACACTTCCTGCTGCGCCATTAACGACAACTTTATCCGCATCTGTCAGTGGCTTTAAAATACCCTCGTATGCTTTAGCGGAGTGTTCAACTATGCCATTAGCAACCGCTTGGGCGTCGGGGTTTGCAGTGCCATTAGAGTGAATGGCTTGAAGCATGCCGTCCCTAAGAATAGTCATTCTCTCACTCTCAGATTTTGACTTTTCCTTGTCCTTGTCCGCTTCTATCTTTTGGTTTTGCGTGTCGTGGCTTGCCTCTACGAGAGAGTGAATAAGAACCCCTCCCGTTATCGACAGGATGAGCAACATCATACATGCTGTTTTTTGTGTCCCAGTCATACCATGTGTCATCTTTGAAAATGCATCACCACAGGCTTTTGTGAAATCTGTTAGCCCGGCCAGAAGATCAGTGCAACCCGGTTTTATCTCAAAAACTACCTCTAACAACTCCCGGTCAGCATGTTTAAGATGCCTTAAGTTATCAGTGTTGTATCTTATCAGAGCATATGTTTTAAGTAATTCATTTTGGAAGTCACATATCCCATAACATAACGATGATGGAAGCGTTCCGTTGTATTTATTTTCATCGCCATAAATCTTAATTTGAAGCTTTTTTAGGCCCGAGAAATCTAGAGTTTCAACCGGTACATCCTCGCCAGACTGAATGCGAGACAGAACTGATTCGATATCTGAAAGGCTTTTAATCTTTATGCTTTCTATCAT